GCCAGTGACACTAACCGTCTGTGTGTTGTTGTTACCGGTTAAGCCAGACTTGTATTCGTTGTTGGCACCGCCGTTGGTGGTTACAGTGACAGAGTTGCCATCACCTACTAGATTTAGATCGGCCTTGGCAGCGTTTCCTGTTTGTGTAATGGCCACAGTGTTGTTGCTAGCAGTTCCCTGACCATCGTTGTTCAAGTTCAGCGTGCCCGTGGCATTATTACCAGTTACACTATAGTTTACCGTGTTGCCCGCCGTGCCTGATCCTGTTCCCCGAACCACACCCAGATTCAAGGTATTGGCTGAACCAACCTGATTTACAGTGACCTGATTGCCATCACCGTAGATCTTGGCTGGAGTGGTATTGCTTGATCCAGTTCCTTGAACACCACGCACCACATTGCTGGTTCCGTCCTGTGTTACGCTAATTGTAGCATTGTCGCCGGTCTGATCAATATAGATACTGTTGTCAGCGGCCAACACCACACCCGTTACCAGCATCGCGGCCGATAATAGAATTGCAGTTAATTTTCTCGACAAACTGCCAGCGCCTGTTAAGCTGTATTTCATTTTTTATTTTCCTTGAGATCTCTGTCTCTTTGGTTCTTCTTTTTGTGGCTCTACTGCTGGTGCTACTGCTACTGGTGCCACTACCGTAGCTGGTTGAACAATGGCTTCTGGTCTTTTGAAGTCCCACACACCCTTGCGTTCACCTTCCTTGATCAACTCAACCACGGCAGCTTCCACAGTGGCTTTCACTGCTAGTGTGCCGGGTTCGTTGATGGTCAATCCTGTTTCTGCTTCAAACATTGATCCTGTTAGGCTGGCAACATTTTCTGCATTGCCAAATATTTGGCTGGTAATATTTTTGTTGTCAATGTATTTCAACACTGCCACAGCATCGGCTGTGGAGTAAACAATTTTTGTAACTGTGACAGCGGCCAAGACCTTGCCGGTGTTGACACTGATAGCTCTAAGACTGATTGTGACTGTATCTTTGCTGTAGGAAGTAGACGGGCCAATGCCCAAGAATCTGTAGGCCGCGCCACCTGACTCGGATCCGGAATCGTAACCAATGATACCACCTTCCATGATAATACCGGCAAACTGTAGAGGCATGAGTGGTTTGGCATCCTTGCCTTCATAGGCTTCGCGCATCTGTTTGATGATGGTGCGTTCTTTGACCAGGTTGTCAATGTTGGTTCGCTCAACCACATCAAACCAACGACCTTGTCCTACATCCTGTAGGGCCTTGATCAGGAACACTTCGCCACCCTGTGTGACCGCTGTGCTCAAGCTGGCCACGCCCGGAGTGGGTTTGCGCTGGCCAGTCTTGTCTTGGAAAGTGTAAACAGCCACAGTGACTCTACGACCGTCCGGAGGTGGTAAGGTGTCAAACTCTTTTTGCATCTTGTTGGGAGCTACTTCAGGTCGATACTCTGTGATGCCGGTCTTTTGCATCATGGCGCAACCTGACAACATGAACAAGGCGAGTAGGATGATCAATCGTTGCATTTAGTTTCCAAATTGGAACGATCCCAATGGGACTGTTATCTGTGTTTGATTGCCCACGCTGTCTGTTACTGTCAGATAGATGTTGGATGAATCTTTGCTCCAGAATATAGTGTTGCCTTCAAAGTTCATGGTGCCTGAGTTGCTACCACCATTGGCAAACATGGCAGTGGCCAGGTTCTGGCTGATCTGGGCATAGATACGGCTTTCCAAGTTGTTGAGAAATTTGGAAATATTTGTGTTGGCCGCATCGGCCTTGGCCTTGTCCAGTGCAGCTTGTATGTCCTTGGCCGCCTGGGCTCTGCGAGTGACTTCTTGATTTTCTATGGTCAGCACATGGCTGCTGTATCCAGTGCCGTTGAAGGATGGCGACTTGAATGTGAAGTCCGGCATGGGTGTAGCGGTCGCGGCAACGGGTAGCCATAGGCATACCAGACCGAGTATTTTGTTCTTATTATTATACATACTCTAGCTCCTGTTATTATTTAACCATAAAACACCCAAACATAATATAGCAATGTAATAAAATTAGTCTATGGGTAAGCTAAATATTGGTATCAATGGAGCACAATAATGGAAATTAGACAAGATCAACTGGCACAAATACTACCGGGAAACACTTATGTAGAACACTGGTGCGAGGCCTTAAACAAGATTCTACCCGACTATGATATCACTACACCACAGCGTGTGGCTGCTTTTTTGGCTCAATGTGCTCACGAGTCGGGCGGATTTACAGCCCTGCACGAAAATCTAAACTATCGTGCGGCTACATTGCGCAAGGTGTTCCCCAAATATTTTCCTGATGACGCTACAGCTGAACAGTATGCCAGTCAACCCAACAAGCAAGAATTAATTGCCAACAAAGTCTATGCCAACAGAATGGGCAACGGTGACGAAGCGTCAGGTGACGGTTTCCGTTATTGTGGTCGCGGTCTAATTCAACTTACAGGTAAACAAAACTATCAGGCATTTGCTGACAGTTTGGAAATGCCAGTTGAAGCGGTGCCAGAGTTTTTACAAACGTTTGAAGGTGCCATCCAGTCGGCTTGCTGGTTCTGGGAAAACAACAACTTGAATCAATATGCCGACAGCGGCGACATCCTTACTATGACCAAGCGTATCAATGGTGGAACCATTGGCCTAGAAGATCGTCAGAAACATTATAATCACGCATTACAAGTGTTTGGTGCTTAATCATGTGGATTGTTAACTTCCTTCCCGACTTTGTGTTTCATATTTTGTTATTGGCCGGCTTGATTGGACTGGCGGCTAGTTTTGTATTAGACAGCATTCCTTTTGTATCTACCAATGCCAAAGCTATTCAATTGGCCAGTGCGTTAGCATTAGCAATTGCGTTATTCTTTGAAGGCGCTATTAGTGATAATGCCAGCTGGCAAGCTAGAGTTAAAGAATTAGAACTCAAAGTAGCCAAGGCAGAAACACAGTCAGCCGAAGCCAATGGTCGATTGAGTAAAGCAATAGCGGCCAAGGACAAAGAAATTGCTCTAGCACAAGCTGAACTAAAAAATCGTATACGAGCTGGCGTTGCGGCCATGGATGCCGTGTGCAAGATACCAAGTGATGTTGTTGCTATCCTAAATGATGCTGCCCGTAAAGGAGCAAAGAAATGAAACTATTAATTGCTATGTTAGCGGTAAGTTTGACAGCCTGTGTCAGCGTTCCTGTTGAACGTAAGTTCCCCAAGGCGCCAGAAGAACTAATGGCCGCCTGCCCAGACCTACAAACAATCCCTGTAGGAACCACACAGTTAAGTGTAGTTGTAGAAGCTGTTACAACTAATTATGGACAGTATCAAATGTGTCAAACTAAAAATGATACCTGGATTGAATGGTACAACAAGCAGAAAGAAATATTTGAAAGTGTAAAATAAAATACATATAGATGGAATAAATATCTAAATACTTGTAAAGGGAAAACATGGCAAATCCGCCACCGCCATATGACGACATTACTGGCATAAGTCGCACAGTAATGAAAGACAATGCACAGGAAACTGTGTATAATTACAATGGCAACGCCAGACCTGGTGAGATGGTGGCCGACTTGACTGTAGATCCACCTGTAGTTTATATAGGCAATAATTTAGGGCAACTGACCCGGGTATTTCCAAGTGTTGCTGGTAGCCCTGTTGGAAACAGCGGAGCAGTGCAGATAAACTGGCTAGGAACTTTTAGCAATCAGGGTGGCACACCCGGCGACACTTATTCTACAATACAGTTTGACGGTGATGGGTTGGCTACTCTTAATGGTAACAACGCATTCCAGTCTAGCAGTAATGTAACTTATTTAACTATCAACACACCAAAAGTGCAGAGCACCGATTATGGTATATTAGCTGGCCCTGGTGTTACTGTGGTTGGTTACGACGACAATTATAATACTCCTCGTAGTGCTTATTTTAGTGTACAGGATCAAACTACTGCTACACAGCAATGGGACTTTGGTATCCTTGGTAGTGGCAGCAACAATTTTACTGTGCGCAATAGAACCGCTGATTCTACCCCGTTTGTAGTAAACACCAATGGCACTGTTCAATTTCAAGCCATGGCTGTGGCCGCATTGCCCCCAGCTACAACTGCTGGATTAAAAACATTTGTCAATGATTCTAACAAAGTAGCCTTAGGGAATTTTGGAAATATTGTAGGAAATGCCGGTTCAAATGTTGTACCAGTTTACAGTGATGGTGCCAACTGGCGCATAGGTTAATTAAACAAAGGAAATACAGGATGAAAAAAATAAATTTTATAGCAGCATTTATACTAGCAACGGCATCGTTGGTTGCGGTTGCTCAAAGTAATCAAACTCCGGTCAATATTACCACTGTGGTTCCTGCTGGAGACACCCGGCAGTTTACCAGTTATGGTAGTATGAATAACACATATACTTTCAATACTCGAAACACAACAAACGCACAATTTTGCCAAGGCACAGACAACTGCTCATTGCCCACAGCACAAACAGGAGCAAATGCTTATACTATTTCTAATACACGCTGGGGAACATACCAACTCATCAACAATGTTCCAGGTGCTTGTGGTCCAACAGTGACTTATGGTGGCGTTCAGTATTGTTTGTTGGAGTTTCATTTCCATGGTCCATCTGAACACTGGGTCAATAACTCAGCAACAGATCTAGAAGTGCATTTTGTTTTCTTTAATTTAACAGATGCAACATCTGGTGCACGTGGATTGTGTAACGCAAATTCATTATTGGTAATGGGTCAAAGAATGGTTGGCAACGGTAATGTAGCAAATGCTGCCTGGACCAATGTGTTTAACGCAATACCAACTGCCAATGCTAGCGGCGCAGTTAGTGGTTCTAGTCTTAACCTCAATATCCAGACACTAATGGGCATTCCTGGTGGCAACATCAACTCTGCTCCAAGCTATAGATACAATGGTGGGTTGACTGCACCAATCAGCATTGCTACACTAGGGCAGACTAACGGTAATCAATCTAACAGTTGCGTGGCTAATACTAATCCTAATAATGGTAATCCATGGTGGGGCAATCCACAAAATCAGTTGAACAATGGAGCATATCCAGAAATTGTTCAGTGGGTGTTGTTTAGACAACCGATACAGTTGTCTGTGGCACAGGTAAATCAGTTCAAGGCAAAATTTGCAGATGGAAATGCTCGTGCTGTTCAACCCAACACTGGTACTACAATTAACTTGGCCAATCCTAACTAAATATGTAAAACAATAGCAACACCTATAATAAAAATAATAACAAGGAGTTACAATGCCACAGGCACATGAAGAAAAACAAGAAGATTGGATGGCCAAACGCTGGCGTCCAGCAATGGGTTGGTTGTATATGGCTGTGTGTGCTTTTGATTTTATCATAGCACCAGTGTTATGGTCAATGACTCAAGCATACTATCATATTGTGCCTTTTGTTCAATGGCAACCACTGACCTTACAAGGTGCAGGGTTATTCCACCTGGCCATGGGAGCTGTGCTTGGTATTGCGGCATACGGTCGTACCAAAGAAAAAATGGCCGGCGCAGAGCAAGGTGGTCTTGGCAACGGTGGACCAGATTTAAGTCAAGGATTTGGCACAGGAGCAGGAACAACTTATGTTCCACCCAACGCAACCACAATGAATAATATTAATCAAGGTTCAGGATTTAACAATGGATCAATGCCAATGGGCGGAAGTCCAGCATTTAACACACCGGCACCAACTTCACCAACAATAGGTAAGCCTACTGGTCCAGCATTGTCATTTCCAGCACTTTAAGGACAACAAAATGAAAAATTTTATCATCACAGCAATATTAATGTTTGGATTAGTTGGCATACTGCCCAAGGCCAATGCAGAAGCAGTCATGCAAAAGGTCTGTCATGAAGATGCCAGAGGCAAGCAAATTTGCAAAACTATTAAAACACACAAAAAAGTAGAAGGTACTGTTGTGCCTGAAGCTCCTGCAAAAAAATCCACAAAGAAAAAGTAATCAACAAAAAACCCGCCGAAGCGGGTTTTGGTTTTTTCTGTTACGAGGTATTTCCTACCCTAGGCTGCCTAAGCTGCCAATGCGAACTGTTCGTCGTTTGCGTTTACGTTTTTGTTTCTACGACCAAGTATCCCCAGTCCTAACGGGTTTCACATTCCCGTGTTGCCTCTTTCAGTAGCTCACCATGTCGAAACCAAATAATGCCCCACCTAAATATACCCGATACACTTAGGTGGAGCATCCGGGGGTCGAACCCGGGTCCACAGTGCCTTCCTTACGGAGGGATTACAACAATTTTTTAATTAAACTGTTAATACTTGTGCCGATGTAATAGCAGGTGTAAACGAATCATACACGCTTATAAATGCATTGGCCGAATCAGTAGTGGTCCAAATTCTAATACCAGGTCCGTTGCCATCTACAGAAGTAGCCAGTGTACCATTTGTAGTACCTGCGGCAACAGCATTGGCCACCGCAGAATCTCTCAGAGTGTTTTCTTCCTCTGTAAGCTGTCTGCCTACTGTAATTACACTGATAATATTCATTTATAACTCCTTATATTAAATGGTTTGCACTACCGCTTCAGGCGGTGGAGGAGTAAACCCATTAACCACGGCTACATAGGCATTAGCCGCTTCAACAGTGGTCCAAATTCTAATAGTTGTACGAGGATGGGTAGTATCTGATGTTACCGCACCTAGTCCAGTTGTTGTACCTGCAGACACAGCGTCTGCAGTAGCAGCATTAAGCGTTGCTTGTTCTTCCGCAGTCCAATCGCGATCTCTGGTGATTATTGTGATAATAGTCATCTAAAACTCCTTCTTAGTAGTATTATTTATGCCAGATTAGTAATACCATTGTTGTTTGGTGGGCCTTGTTGGATTCGAACCAACCACCGAGCGATTATGAGTCGCTAGCTCTAACCGAATGAGCTAAAGGCCCTAAAATGCTATTGTAGCACTAAGGACGATAATTGTCAAGATACTGCTTAAGATCCCCGTATAATTGGATCATTACTGTTTCTTTACTACCAAAAAATATAACCTTTTTGGGTATGCCTTTTGTAGCACTGATATAATAAGGTGTTTGTATTTTACGATCTAGGTCTAAGATCATGTGTTGATTAAATTCGGTAGGGTTATTGATGTTGTATTCATATGAAACAATATCCAACGCTTCACAAAATGCTCGATATCCGACCGATGTCAATCTCATGCCTCCATTATTGCGAAAATTAAACCACCACTGTACTCGAGCTTCTGCTACAGTTATACGATCCTCTTCGGGCAACTCTAACACTAATTTTTGAGTAAGTCGCAGTTTATCGCGCATGATTAAAATCGTGATAGTAATTCTTGAGGATCGATTCCACTGTTGGGTAAAATCCAATTGGGATAATCATGACATGATTTTGGAAAATAGTCAGTTAAATCTACAATCTCGTATTGAAATTCATCTGTACGATTCCATGATTTTCGTGCTTGAATACTTTTTTCTACATCAAGATTATTGTGTAGTTCGGGTGTGTTTTCCTCTTGATGTACGGTATTTCGAGCCTTATCGGCAAGCCAATTATTATCACCTAGGTAACTAAAATGCCAACCACCATGTTTTAACGCCTGAACTTCGCCGGGGGATATTGTGCCAGATTTGTTACGATATTCAAATGATACCGGAAGATCATAGAGATTGGATCTTTGATTTCTTAAAGCCTGTACTGAATAAGTTCTAATCCACCAGGCTCTGGCCGCCATAGACCAAATATCAAACGGACCTGGAACCGGTGATACACGAACATAATTAAATTTAAAATTACACAACGGCATATGAAATCCAAAAATTGTAATTTGATTTTGCGTTCTTATGTAATCGATTGAACTGGGTCGTATAATCTCATCTACATCACTGTACATGATAATATCTTGGTCATCGGCGTCCGCCAAACCTTCGATAATAGCATCTCGTTGGTCGTCGGCATTGGTCCAAAAATTATTGTTAGCTTGACTACAATATTTGATATGTCGAATCTTGTCCATCCAAGGACGGAATCGTTCTAAATTTTCTTCAAAAATATAAGGCTTGGGGTGATTGGTTAAAGTAAGGTTAGACTCACACAACACAAATACATCCACATGATCGTATAGTTCACGCAGACGAATTTCTAGTAAATCTAGTTCGTTATAAAATATAAAAGTGTCGTAAACACGCATGGTATCAAGGATATACTTGAGAACCTTGCTTGAGTAAGACCACTGTAAACTTATCGGTCTTGAACTGTGTGTTTAGTTTTTTGGCCAAATTGATAGCATGGCCAGGATTGGAGAATGAAACTTTTTTGTACTTGGGGCCAGGATACTGTACCAGGAGATTTGAAGTTTTGAGATTGATTGGTTTGGCATCGTAAAACACTGCCCAAGTGCCTTCACTGGCCAAAACTTGTTCAGTCTTATAGGTACTCTTGTTGGTTAATTCGGCCAGTACATTGGGTTTTGGTCTACTCATGATAGTATTATTTATGATAATAATATACCAATATTTAGAATGTCCCGCCGTCCATTCTTACAGTAATTACCTGTTCTTCTGTTTGTTTGAGTTGTTGTTCGCGTAAGGTTTGTAGATCGATGAGTAATCTGGTAATATCAGCATGTAGATCTTTGGCATCGGCCATGCTCATGGTGAAATCTTTGGCACCACGAGCTTCGAGACCTCTTACTCGATCGACAAACTTTTGTAAGAAAATACTCATTGATAATTCCGGTGCAGGTAAGGTTTTAGATTAGGCGCAGTCCATCCTTCGGGTTTCAATACCTTTCCATCCTCACGCTTACGTACCTTGCCGGTAACACGATCAATCTTGGCCAAATTGGTAGCCATAACTTCACGCCAAGCACCTTCAGGATCTGCACCCATAGAATAGATTGCACCAATGGTTACAACTAAAATATCAATCAAGGCATCAAGATCATCTTGAGGAGTGGTTGAGTCTTTAAGTTCCTGAACTTCTTCGTCAATTAGATCCAGGTACATTTTATACTGTGTTTGATTTTCTTCAGTGGTAGATTGCTCGCTGGCAATCATAAATTTTTCTTGGTCTCTAAATGGATTAGTCATTTTCTGCTTCCTCTCGATTGTGATACGGGCCATGATAAGGATATCGTTGTAACATAATCAATTTGGGTCCTTGTAATACTTTCCAGGCACGACCCTTTTTTACACGATACCATCCAGCGGCAAACCAACTCTTGCTTTTGGCGGTTTTGGTATAGATTGGCAATTTTTGTGGAATATCCCACATGGGATTGTGTATACGACCTGCAACTGGATATCCATGTACTAAATTTGTAGGTGTTGCAGATTTTTGTTTTTTAGGTGCAGCTTCAAAATGTATGTTTACTCGTTGTTCAACCATGCGAATAGTTTTATATTGAACAATCTGATTATTGATCTTTACTTGATAACCTCCAGCACAGGCTTCTACATTACCAACCTTACGATCGTTTTCTTTCAAGATCCAATACTGTTTATCTACTACCGGTAGTGCTATTAAGGTCATTTTGTTGACTCCTTTTGTTTTGCTCTACACGCTTCTTTCATAGCCGGTGTAAAGTCTGGACTGATTTCAGCTATGCGGCAATCATACATGATTGGAGACTGATTAAGCGTTGCGTTTATGCCCCAGATCAAGCCGGCCAATGATGTTCCTAAAAATATCAAGGCCGCTATCATGATCATGTGGGTTCTGCGATCATTCATGCCAATACTCCTTTGTAAGTTTCATTCATCCAGCGACCAAACGAGTCGGCACTTTCACTACACTTATTGAGTTCGTACTTGCCGCAAAACTGCATGAAGCGCACACCCACTTGTCCAATATCCTTGTGACTGATCTGTTCGCGGATAGCAGCATCTACTACAGCCTTGACTTCGTTGGGTTGTGCTGTAAGATCAATTAAAGTTTTGTTGCGTTCATAATCATCTAGGACTCTATGCTCTACACCATCTGGATCGGTCCAGCGTTGTAACATCATGTTGTTCCAGTTGTAGCCTTGTTTTTCTCGGTCGGCGTAGGCTTCCTGTAGGCCCACCTTATTCTTAGTTCCCTTGGTTCGTACACCTGGATAAGCCGAGAATACATTATCGCTACTATCACCGCGCATACATTTTTCAAATAGTAACCATTTAGGATCAGGGATTGTTTTAGGTTCTTTAGTTTTCTTGTCAATGACTGCTTTTCCTTTGGCATCAAAGATTCCTTCTAGCGTGTGCAATTCATCTGTAATACCGTTGTACTGTGTTACATTGGGAGCTAGTAACTGTACAAAGTCAGTATCACTGCTAATTATTACATGTTCGTCTTGTGGGTGTAAAGCTATCCATCTTGCTATGATATCGTCACCTTCGGCTGTTGGGCACCTGATAACGCTGCAATTGGTTCTCTCTGACAAGTATTTAGTCAAATTATCATAGGTTTCCCAGAACATTTTATCTTCTTCTTGTTCTGCTTCGGTAAGTGCTGCACGGGCCACAGTACGATTATTTTTGTAGGGTTTATACAGATCTTTGCGCCAAGATCTGCCTTCTAAGGCAAATACCACATGGTCAGCCTCAAAACGCCTAGCTACCTTGTTGGCACTCATTAGGGTTACATGGAGGGCAAATCCAATTTTTTCCCAAGTGTCACTGGCACGAAAAGCGCCGTGCCTGGCACGAAAGAACATATTTGCAGTATCTATAAGAACATATTTCATACTACAATTATAACAGATTTAGTACGTTTTGTCAAACAAATTTGTTTTGTATAATATAGTCTAGCATAAAACGACTCCACCAGGCATGCCCATCTTTACCAAAATGCCAGCTTTTTGACGATATTGTTTCAATTCCAACAGATCGAATTTGAGCATTATAAGTCATACTTGAATCGTAAGGACCTATGTAATTAAGGCCCCAATCCTTTTGGTCTACTATTTTTGAAAAGTCGCTGTTACCATTAAAAAATATATGTGGTATATTTTGATCTAACAGTTCTTGATGCAAATTCCAAATATCGTTATGTGCATCAATCGTTTTCTGATTCCAGTCAATGTCGACAACAAAATTTTTATATTTTTCTTGGTATGCAGGCGGCACAATGTCGATACCGCTACCGTTGACTTGATAATAGACACCATCAATTAACCACTCCTCGCGTTCCCAGGTACTCCATTGTATAACTACTATTTTTTTAGAATTTTTGTTTTTAGATAACCAATCACGAGTAGTACGCAATATTCTAGTATTGCTAGAAGCACTTTCTGCATCGCACTGAAACCCAACATTAAGTGCCAGGCTTAATAATTTACCCCAACTGTGTGCTAAATTTTCAGGATGAGGTAAGCGCCCTAGGTGAAGTAATCTTGGATCATCACCGGCAAAAGCATGTCTATTGACCACTTCTGCACCAGCGGTGTGGCTATCACCATTGACATATAAGATCATTTTTTCTTGAGCAGTTTAACTGTTTCGGCTTCGACCACACGACTGCGTAACCCTGAGCTGGAGAATGAATGGTCACGACGGTTAAAGATACATGTTACATCGCGTATTTGACATTCGCGTTTGCCGGTAAATTCTTTGTCGGCATACTCAACACCTAAAACACGTACATCAAGTGGTAGTATCAATAATAAATCAACCAAATCCTGTTCAGTTTGGTAGACCACAACTTCGTCCACATAACGACAAGCCGCTAACTGTATCTGACGCTCTACAATACTTTGGATAGGTCGATTTTTAGTGTCAGGACGATCAATGGTGGGATCTGTTTGCAAGCCAGCAATTAAATAATCGCAATGATTCTTGGCTTCGGCCAACATGGCAATGTGACCAGCGTGTAGCATGTCAAAGGTACTGAAGGTGATGCCAATTCTTTTGCCGTCCTCTTTGAGCTTACGTATGTGATTAAATATCATGTTGCCTCTTTGAAAGATTTTCGTTTATTCCAATTCCATGAAAATCACTTATTCCGTAATTTTTAGGAACTATAGAATCATAAACAATGTTGTATAGTTGAGATGTATCGTTATTTTTGTAAATATTTTGCAATGACCAGTATCTGTTTATTTCTTTTAAATTTTTTGTGTATTCCTGTTTAACAATCATAGCCGCTATAGAACATGCAGAATTGCGATTTAACACAGGGCAATTTAACTTGTTTGTTTCTTCTAGCATTTTTATCTGTTGAGTTGTTGGATACCTACCGTTGTACCAAAAAAATAATTCAATCATTGAATCAGTGTTATAGGTGTTGTTAAAGTTTAATACTTTATCATACAAGTTTACATCTACTTGTTGGTCATGATGCCACCAACTTTTTATTGCCTCTAACAACTTGTCTACTGTAGTAAATCCAAACCCGTCTTTGGGGAAATCCGGAATCTGCACATAAACATTTTTGGTCAAAAACAAATGCAAATGTATTGGCAACATATCAAAACTAGGTTTGATTCTGATTTTAATTCCGTTAAATGCCTGAACATCAACATTATTCCAATCGGTGTGTATTTTAGTAAACATTGTAGACGACGCTGTGTTTACTCCTACATCATAGTATGCTTCTAGCAGTTCCGACTTTAACCAACTGGCCAAAAGGTGAGCTCTAGCCCCCGGATCGGCGTGTATCAACAGCGGTAATTGGTCAACTGACTTCGCTTCGTCCATCGCCAATATTGCGTGTTTTGACAAAACGATCACGCTCGGGATCAGTTTTCATTGCTTCATACTGTTCCCAAGTTTCCAACACAACATTACGACATACTGCTGTAAACCAACGATCCACAATGTCGGCATCGGTATCTTTTGGATCCATCATGTAACCATGACGCACCAAGTCGGCTATGAATTTGTCGTTCCAGTCCAGTTCAAAAGCACCGTTGCTGATATCAGCCGGATCAA